TGCTGGCAGCACGTTGCTTGAACTCGCGGGTATAGGTCTTTCGTTCTTGCATGGAACCTCCTGATTGGGCGAATCATATCGCCCTTAAGAGGTGTCCGGGATCATTAAGCCAGTTCAAGCCCGCTCCTACAGGTACAACGCACGCTTGTGGCCGGTGGGGACCTTGTGCCAAACCTCAGAAACACAAAAGCCCCGAATAGTCGGGGCTTTTGTTGAAAATAGTGGCGGAAGCGTAGAGATTCGAACTCTAGGATAGTTGCCCATCGACGGTTTTCAAGTCTACAATTTTTTTCTACAAAATCAACAAGTTAGCTTAAAATCATTTCCGCGATTTGTCTCTTCAGACTGGGCTGGAGACTGTTTCTCCAGCACTCCGATTGCTCCGTTGCGGAAACGATTTTGAGGAAGTTGCGGCTTCGTATAGACGCTCACAACGGCCGCGACTTAAAGACAAAGAGGCCATTTTTGGCTATAGTGAAGGAGTATAATCCCCCGCAACGCCCACTTGACACGTGTTAGACCGAAACTCTGAACCAATTAAATGACTGCTCAGTATCTTCGACTCGCAAGAATGCCCTTATAGCCCATAGATTGAAACTGCAAGAGCCCATTATGAAAGAAAAATTAGCACTCACAGCAGATACAATAGAGTTGTTACTATTGAATCAAAGTGCCATTAGAGCGGCGATCGAAGAACTGTCGCTTTGGGTTAGCCAGCGCGGGTCGGTCCATATTCATGACAATGTCATGGCGGCACTCGCGACGCTGGACAATCATGCAGATGAAATCTCTACCGGAATTGAGCGCCTACGAAATTGAAAGCTGCCGCCACTTCCTATATATCACATTGCAATAGAGCCAGAATTTACTGACCCAGCACCAGGCTGGGCCTTTCACATCTAAAACTCAAACAGAGAGTTGCTTCTCTGAAATAATTTTCAACTTCTGCTTGAGCCTCAAAATGGTTTCAGCAGGATAATTCTGCAAGCTTGTATCTAGCAATTCATACGCCTCTGAAATTTCCCCCTTGGCTGCTAGATAGTACGCTGTGTTCTTTAGGATCGTATTTTGCGACATTGTTCGCTTCTGCGACACCCTAATCAATTCATCAAGAGTTTTCGCCATTGCTTCCACATCAAAATGACGCAAAGCTATATCAAACTTAGCAAGCAGTGGATATGTCGAATCCCTATCAAGCCCGATAGCGTCATCCAAATAATTATACGCAGCTGCTTTCCTATGTTCTATCCTAGAAGCGAAATGCGCTTTAGCAATCAAGGTCATTTCAATAGATTGCTTTGAGCCAATCATTTCAAGCTCAGCAATAAGCCTCTTAATGAGCTCCTTGTGCGCACCATTATCGCCACTATTGAAGAGGCAGTGCAGATAAGACTGCAAAAAGAACTGATTACCTCGATTTTGCTCGTAATTATCTCGAGCCATATGAAGAGCCTTCTCATACTCTTCAATATATAGGTAAACCTGGACAAGCTCCCGCTTAGCCCGCGAAGATATGTACGGGGTATCTACCAACTTGGATAGCCGCTCAATGGCATCTGTATGCCGCCCACACAACCTATAATAGTACCCCAAAACAAAATCGTGTTCTGGCCCTTTAATCTCCTGAGCCTCTTTAAGAACCCGCTTATCTTTCTGTCGAGCCAAGCTCAAGCAGAGATAATAACGTGCATCATCACTTACGCGTGAGTCCAAGGAGCTTTCTTTCGCCAAGAGCATGTCCGCCAACGACACTACCCTCTTGAGGTTTTCACGCTTCTGGTAGAGCTCTTTGATCGTTCGAAGCACATGAGATGGTGCTAGATACTTATCTTCAATCTGCCGCCCGGCAGCTAAAGCCTCTTTGACCGAATAAAAGAAATCTGCCGAGTCGCGCTCAAATTTATTATTATCTTTCACAAACTGCTGAACATGCTGCCTAAGCTTATCACGCAAATCCTTTCTCAACGAAAGGCGATTACGCTTTACAAAGTCACGAATAGTATCATTGAGTCGAACATACTCTTTCTCCGCCCCCACATAATCACAAATCAAATGGGTAATCAAGTCCTCCAAGATTGGCGAATATTTGCCCTCCTCGACAATTTCATATATAAATCCAACACCAACAAACTCAAATTCAGAAAGGAGATAAATAAAATCTAGGGTGTCGACATCAGACTCATACTTACGCAACAAAACAGAGGCTCTCTCCTCATTAAATTCTGTAATTTGATGCGTCTCACCTTTTGCAGCCAGCACGCCAAGATCCGAAATAAGATCCGCACAATAGTAAACCTCCTCAGGGAAGCCCTTAAGCTGCTCCGAGAAATATCGAAAATCTTCAGGAGACAAAACTATTTCATAAAGATCCAGAAGTCGACTGAGAAGGCCAGCCCGCTCCTTAGGTGTAAGCTCAGGAATTTCCAACGCAAAGAGCCTTGGCCTCCTTCTTAGCGCTTGACGATCAACCCTATATTTTGCCGAGACACATAGAACCGGGCGACCTACATCCCCCAAAAGATCCAATGCATTTAATATCCAACTCACCGGCTGCCGACTATAATCAACAATACAACCATTATCCTCTACAAATAAAACTTCCCGCGCGCTATGCACATCACGAAGCATTTCCGCCAAAATGCTCTCTTTCTCAGCAACCGACTTATCTATGAGATTGCTAACCTTATCCTGCTCAATTGCAGTTAATCCGGTATCAAATATCTTGATCAGCAAATCCTCAATGCTATCAACTCGTTCCAGAACTATCCTCGTCGGGGAATAGCTGTCATCCTTCAAGTTAGACTTAGCCAGCCCCCTAGACATTAGCTTAGAGCGACCGATTTTCGATATGCCAGACGCGATCACACATGATGGCTTGGGAAGATCCACATCGTCGACTCTACTTTCAAACTCCGAAAGTATCTCGTTTCGCCCAACAAATATCGTTTGCCGCTTCTGGTGCACCGGACTACTTTCCCAATGCAACTCACGCATTTTGGCCAAAATTCGTCTGGCGGCCACAGTTGGCCTTGTAACCAACTTTAAATTGTAATGATCCTTCAAGAACTTTGGGATCCTGGGATCGTCATACTTAATCTTCGGATCAATTATTATCGGATAAATCTTCTTTAGCTGCGCTGAGCTAATCTTAAACTCAGCCCGCTCCACCTCATCTTTAACCCATTTAGACTCCAAGGCGGTTTCCGATATAAAGAAAGCAAAAATCGCGCTCTCATCAATGCCCTTTATTATTTCATTCTGAGTAATTTCACCTTCTTCGAAGGTTCGCTCATCGTACACGTAGTTACCAAGCCCGAGCTTATCAGCCACAATACGTACATACGACTCTTTGTCCTTGCTACTGTGCGAAAGAAAAACCCTCACAACGAAACTCCTAGTATTTACGAACTGAAAACTGGTGAGAATCACGTTACTCGGAGGCTTTTATACTGCGAGAGCACAAATAATTCTAGTCAATCGAGGAAGAATCCTAAATGTATCCTACCTCATGAGTGCTCAGGGCTGGGCTTAGCACAGCTCTTGCAAATGAGATTGTTAGGCTTTCACAGGCTAGGGCTGAGTACGTGCAGAACCGCTCCGCACCACCCGCTAGGATATGGGCATGTCAGTCATCAGCAATAGTGATGGCGAGGAGGAAGGCCTAGTGGTCAGCCATGCGGAGCCACAAAATGTATGGGTGCTTGACTTTAATTGTGTGCAAGGCAGGGCTACGTGTGAGATTCCACAGGCCGGGCTAGACGTTGCCGCATCTGCGCACTCGTCTCTTTACTACTGGGTGACAGCGCGGACGTAAGCCTGGCAGGCCTTCAGCGCGATCAGTCCTCGATCACCTTCGTCGGTGATGGCGACAATTCGTTGAGCATATGCTGGGTCAAGTTGGGCGCGTATGGCTCCATGTACCACGCCTCCGGCGCCGGGGGCTTCTCGCACCCCACCGGCACAACCCTGGCCGGCGAGGGCTCCGGCGTCGACCAGGACTGACAGCCGTAGATCAGCGGTAGCAAGCCGGTCACGCAAACGAGCCTGAGCTTGTTGAACATCATTCATTTCCTTCCAGTGTGTTTCGGTCTGATCCTGCAGGCGAGCCTCCAGGGCGCGGCGCGCGCCCTGCTGCTCTTCCAGTTGATTGAGCGCCGCCGAGGCGGCCTCCTCGCGCTCACGGCCGTATGCGCGATCCTTCTTCGCCAGCTGCTCGCCATAATCGGCTGCCTGCTCGGCGAGCTGCTTCCCATAGGTGTTGGCCTGCCACACCCAGGCAGCCCGGGCGCCGATTGCACATGCGAGCACCAGGGCCGCCAAGGCGATCAGACGACCGCCCCAGACGCTCACTGCAGCACCTCAAGTGCCCGGGCGTAAATCTCTTTGCGGTCCTTCAAACCATTGAGTCCGCCGTTGATCCGCTTGGTGAGCTTCTCGAACACGGCGTCATCCGGGTGCGCAATTTTGTCCGCCAAGCTATTCAGGCCCTCCTTCTGCCAGAACCAACCGGCCGACAGCGATGCATAGACAGGCTGCTCGAGCAGTTCAGGGGTGTTCAGCAGCCGGCTATCACCGAACAGGGCCTCGCTGCAGGCCTGATAGTTGTAGCGGCCAGTCACCTGGATGAGCCCACGGCCACGGTAGAACTGGCCGTCGCCGTCTAACTCTGGCGTGTTACCGAGACGCTGCGCCAGGCTCCCGGTGTCGTACTTCGACAGGTACTTGTCATTGCCGAGCTCTCGCACGTACTGCAGCTGGCCCGACTCGTGACCAACCTGGGCAAGGAATGCGGCCATACGCAGCCGGGTGATGATGGCGTACTTGCCCATGGTGGCATTGAGGCCGGGAACAAAAACGCCGGCTTGGCGGCCGGCGTTGGGGAGGATCTGCTGAAGCTGTTTTTCAGTGATAGGCATCGTTCTTTCTCCTGCAAATAGTCGATTACGCCGGCCCCACATCAACCGTGCGCATTGGTTTGTCCGCTTTCTTCTTTTTGCCCTTGGCCTTCGCCTTGCCCTTCTGGCCGCCGTTGCACTCCACCGTCGTGGTCCACCCGCTCTGCGTGAAGACCTGCTCTACGCTGTCGACCAGGTACTCGCCGTCCAGCCCTACTTTGAAGCCTTGGGCATTGATGGACCGCTCAGCAAAAAGATCAGTGCGCCCCGGCATTTCAAGCCGTACGCCGGCAGTGCTGCGGTTGAACGCAGCCAGCCGCGCCCTGGCCGCCTGCTTGGCTGCAGATTCATCTGGATAGATGTGACGGTCGGTGTGCACCGCCGGCAGCCCCTCAGGGGCCTCGCCGTTTTCCAGTTCCACCACCTTGAGCACACCGGACTTTTTGTCCTGGTGCTGCGTCTTCACAGCCTTCTGCGTGGTGCGGTCGCCAAGGCGGAACGAATAGCGGACGGCGTCGGTACGGTTGAGCGTGACCACGCCCAAATCCTTGCCGCTCGCGCTTTGGCCACCTTGGCGTGGCATAACCATCAGCTTTCCGTTAGCCACTTTGGCCGTGCAGTCGTACTGCTTGGCGAGCCGCGTAATGAAGTTGAAGTCCGACTCATTACGCTGGTCGACACGCGGCACCTTGGTTTCAACCTGGCACCCTGGCTCCCAGCCGTTACGACCCGCCACGTCGGCGACGATCTGCGCGAGCGATTTGCCCTCCCAGCTACCGCTGCGCGTGGTCTTGCCACTGCCCCGCATGTCGCTGGCCTTGCCGCGCAGAGTGATTGTGTCGGGTGGCCCAGTGACCTCGATCTCATCGACCGTATAACTGCCGATACGCTTCAAGGGATTGCCCGCATAACCCAGCAGAACCTCAATCTTGGCGCCACGGCTGGGCAGCGTGACAGCCTGGGCGCGATCATCGATACGCAGCTCAAACTCGTCCGACTCCATGCCGGGCTTGTCGGAAGTGCGCAGCAGCATCAGCCGATCATTGATCAACGCGGTAATGTCCTTGCCGTCCGCGACAATTTGAAACGCAGGCTTCATGGTCCCTCCAGAAACGATGAACCCCGCTCAGGGCGGGGTCCGTTATGCCTTTGCCGGACGGTTGCCGGCGCCTTTTGATCAGTCCCAGAACGTTACTTCCTCGACTTCTTGTGCCAACAGCACAGGCAGGCGGATGATCAGGCCGGCGCGGTATGGCTGCGCCTCCCTGGCCAAGTCCGGGTTCTCCTCGAGCACCGCCTCTACCGCGCCGTTGAGGTGCCCGTAATGCTGCTGGCAAATGACGTCCAACAGATCGCCCTCAGATGTTCTGCATGTCGTCGCCATAGCTCACAAACTCCAACGTGAAGGCCTGTTTCCGAGGGATACCGCCAGCCAACAGGGCGCTCTGTTCCTCGTTGACGCTCTCCAAACACCAGTTGCCCAGCACCTGGCCATATCCCGTGGTCAGGTTGACCGGTTCCATCGCCCGGGCGATGCCGCGCAAGATATCCAGCTGCCCGATCCCACCCTTGAAGCCAGGGAAGATCGCCCCCTTGAGAGTCATCTTTTCATCACCCAAGCCCACGGCCTGCTGAGCTGTTGGCCGACGCAGTCGCTCCTGCGCCGCCCACTTCACTGAAGTCTTGCGGGTCAGCTCGTCGAACGCGGCGGTGTCCAAGTTGAAATAGTACGGCTGAGCATTTGGGCGCAGCGGCTGGATGATCAGCAGGTGCGGGTACGGTTTCACCGCGCTGGCCAACGGTGTGGCCAATGACCCGGAGCCACCGGTGGGCAGAATGTTGGCCAGCGACGGGCTGACATTGCCCGCCACCCGGCTGACCTCTGAGGTGACCTTAGCCGCCTGCTCCGTGAATGTGCCGAGACGTTCCTGCACCTGAGTGGCCGCAGAAACGGTGCGCCCATAGGTGGAAGCCACCTGGCCGACCTGGGACTGGGCAACGCTGATTCCACGCATCACTCTCCCCAGTTTCTCGCCAACGGCCGGGCCGACTATGGGAATGTTCTCCAGCTCGCCGGCAGCCCCAGTGATATCACTGATTGCGCCGGTAAGCGGTCCCAGCATGCCATCCAGGCTCACCCTTCCCTCCTCGCCGGCAGCGACCAGCCACTTGAGGGCCGATTGCAATTGTTCCATGTAAGCCATCAGCCCTCCTTACAAGTGTGGGTCGTCATAGAGCAGCTTCGTGGCTTGGCGCCCGGACACTTCGCGCATGAACTGCTCGAACTGCTGCCGGTTGTACGGCTCCAGCTCACGGGCTAACTGCGCGGGATCCTTCACATCGCCATGCACCACAATCGAACTACTGGGCGAATAGTTGAAAGCCTGATCAACCTTCGCTGTTGGCTTCGAAGGCGCCGCAGCCTTGGCCACCTCCTGCAGCGGAGGCGGTGGCGGTGCGGTCTTGACCAGCTCGCGCACTACCGCGCCAGGCGCGGTGTGCGGGGCAGTATCCAGCTTGACTGCTTCGGGTACTGCCGGAGCCGTAGCCGCCACTGCAGCGCCGATGGTAGGCGGCTCAGCCTTGGGCCCCTTCGTGGTCACCGAGATAGCATCAGGCTTATCTGCCTCAGCCACTGCCGGGGCCTTAGCGACCACCGCTGCGCCAATGGCGGGCCTTTCAGCCTTGGGCGTCTCCTTGGCCTCCGGCTGCATGTCTGCAACCTCTGGCGCTTTTTCCTCGCCGAACAGCTTCTTGCCCAACCAACCACCCAGCGCATCACCACCAAGGCCGCCCAGCGCCATACCGATGGCACCACCGATGGCCGTCCCGATAACCGGGACCACTGAGCCAATTGCAGCACCAGCGGCTGCACCGGCCCAGGCACCTGCCACACCGCCAGCGGCGCCACCGTAGCCCTCAGCCTTCTCGTCTCGGGTCTCGGCGTTCAGCGCCGTGTCCAGCACCGACGGCACTGCGTCCACCAGCTTGCCGCCGGGGAGCCTGCCCATTACCTGGGTCACGCCTCGCACACTGCGCACCATACGTCCGAGGCGTGTCGCCTCGCCCGCTGCATCTGCGGCGCCGACCAACGTGGGAACGAGGACGGCCGGCACAGTTACTGGTGGACGCTTCACCGCCGGCAACGCTGGCACGCTGGGCGCTGGGCGTGACGGCGACAGTGAAGCCGCTTGCCGGCGGCGCCTACGGCGGGCACGCCGGCTACCAGGTTCAGCCCGTGATGAATTCGCGACAGTGGACCCCATGCGACCAAACGCATCAGTGTTCACCACAAAGACCCGCAGCGGCTCGCCGCCAGCTGGACCAGAGGGGTCATTGCTTGCGCGAGCACCGAGCACCTTGCCCAACGCCCCTAGACCGGCATCGACCACTGGATTGCCAGTCACGGGCATTGGTACTGCGTCCGGCGCCGATTCTGCGCCGCCGCTGCGCCGTCGCCCCCAGGCTCTACCACGGGCAACGTTGGAAACGCCTCGCGCAACCTTCGCTGCGCTGCGGGCCGTCATCAGCGCGATGACCGCCGATGTCAGCCCAGCGATCCCCAGCACCACGGCGGGCAGCTTGTCCGACAGCTTGGTCATGCCGCCCAGTACCGCTATCAGCCCCTGCGCCACGGCATCTGTGGCTGGCCGTATCGCATCACCGATACTGCGCATGGAGTCGTTCCAGGCCTGGCCGAGCTCTGCCCAGCGCTGGGACGACGTTTCCCGTCGCTCTGCCAGGTTCTTGTCGAGAATGCCGGTGGCATTCTGCGAGTCGGCCTTCAGTTCAGCGTAAAGCCCCCGATTCTGCGCGTAGGCCGTCAGCGCCGCCTTGACCTGCATGTCGGCGAAGAGATCACCGGTACGCAGCGTCTTCTCCAGCGCTTCCAGCGCAGCCTTGGCCTTCTCCGGGTCGACTTCCTTATCGATGCCGGCCTGAGCATCCTTGATCTTCTTGGCCTTGGCGGGGTCGGTCGCTTCCACGTACTTCATCGCCAGAGCCATCGACGACTCAATAACGTTCATCCCTTTCTGCACGCCAGTGTTCAGGGAGGCCTGGTAGTCGATGCCGACATCCTTGTACGCCTTGACCACGTCACCGGCGCCGATCTTCTCCATCCAGTTCTTGAGGTTGTTCGCCGCTTCGTCCGAGCTGCCGGCGGTCTTCATCTGCACCTGTAGCATGGCGCCCAGGGACGTCACCGCATCCAGGCCGGTGATGCCGTTCTTCTCCATGCCAGCGAGCAGCTGCGGGAACCACTTGGCCATGTCGCTGGCCTCGAAGCTCCCCGCCTGGCCTTGGTAGGCGATGGCCTCCAGCGCCTGCTGCATCACCCTGGGATCGGTGATCTTGGCGTTCTGCTGCAGCGCCATGATCATGCTGGCTGTGTCGACGCCCGAGGCGCCTTGGCCGACCGCGAACTTGGCCGCCACCGGCGTATAGGCCATGCTCTTGTCCAGCTCCATGCCGGCGCCGACCAGCTGATTGATTAGATCAGCTACGGCGTTGCGCTCCATGCCGGCGTCCTTAGACGTCTGGATCACAGTGCGGCCAAGCTGCACTTCCTCAGGCTTGTTGACAGCATCTGCCTTGATCGCGATGTCGCGGATGATCGCCTGGTAATCCGCACTGATCTTGGTCGGGATCGCGGTCAGGCCCATGCCCACGGCAGCGGCGCCAACGCTGGTCTTGAGCCCAGACTTGCCCTGTTGGATCTCCTGGTGCCCCTTGAACTGGAGTGAGGCGGCCTTCTCCTCACGGCCGAGGCGCTGGTACTCCTTGGTCAACCGGCCGACTTCGACTCCCTGCTTTCTGAGCGACTCAAGATTGCCATTGAGCTTGCGCAGCAACTTGTCGGCGCCGGCCACGCCCGTGTCATGCGCTTTCTTCCACTCGGCCTGCAGCTTCATGGTCTCGCCAATGGTGGCCTTGAGCACCTTGGCCTTGTTGCCTTTTTCCTCGAGCTTCTGGATGCGGCCTTCGACCGTCTTGAATGCGGCGCCGACCGAAGCTGCGACGGCGCCGCCGATTACCAGCGCTAATTGCATTCTTGCCATCAGTTACCCCCCATAGGCTCAATCCGTGAGCCACCAGCACATATCCGCGAAAGGCATGTCCTGTATCTCGGTAGCCGAGAAACCCAGTTCAGCAGCCAGCCGCTTGGCCAGCTGCTTCTGCACCTTGGGGTCAAACGTCGTCTTCGCTGACCAGGCGAAAGTATCCGGCCTGCAGCCGGCTGTAGTCCTTGAGGGCAAAGCCCTCCAGATCCTTGATACCGACCTCGGCCAGCGAGGCGAACAGGTTCAGCTCGCGCTGCTCGTCGTCGGTACCGCCAGTGGCCTGGGCGCTACGGATGTCGCGGACGGTTGGAGCCCGCAGAGTGATGCGGTCGACCTTTATACCGTTCAGCTCGCTCGGTTTACTCAGGGTCACGGTGACGCCGTCGTCAGTGATCAGCAGGTAATTCGGCAGGGGCTTGCTCATAGTATTGTGTCCTTCTGTTCGAATGATGGATTAGAGACCGAGGGCGGTGCGCTGGGCGGCGAGCTGGTCGACGCCATCGATCACGCGCTTCATACCGAGCGGGTCGATCTCATAGACCAGGCGGCCGTCGATCTCGAGCTTGTAATAGGTAACGGCAACGGAGTGCTTGATCTCGGCCTTGTCGCCGGGCTTCCAGTCACCCAGGTCGACCTCCTTCAGCCGCCCGCGTAGGGTTACGACAACGGGCTTGATCACACCCTTCAAGCCTTGGAAGGCACCACGGAACGTGCCGTTGAAAGCGGTACCGTCGGCCAGGCCGAAGAACTTCAGCGACTCACGGCGCACGCCGTTGGTGGTAAAGGCCGCTTCCTGCTTCTCCATGCCCATGTCCAGCTCCACCGGGACATCCATGCCACCGGCACGGTGTTCCTCGGTTTTGATGGTCAGTTTCGGCAGCGTCAGGCTGGGGACATCACCCTGGAAACTGACGCCATCGACGAACAGGTTCAGGTTGGCCAGGGTCTCGGGAATCATTGCCATGAGGTGCGCTCCTTATGCGGCGGTGTCGAGGACTTCGGTCAGCCATTGATTGGTGACCTCAACGCGGAAATTGGGGTTTTCAGCCGGCGGCACGTCGGTGAAGCGGATGTTCCAATACACCTTGCCCTGCTCCAGCTGGCTGGACGTGTTGAGCACGGGATCGGCGTACACCTCGTAGTTGATGATTGCGCCTTGGTTCTTGAGGTCGCGCATGAACGCCTGCAGGCCCTCGGTCACGTCCTTGACATAGGTCGCAGTGATTGAGCGGTCGACCGCCCACTTGTGGCCGTACAAGATCGCGTCCATGACGATATCCATCGTCCGCACACGGGTGACGAACGCCCATTTCGCATCGGTCGACAGGGTGCGGTTGCCCCACAGCCGGTAGCCGTCATCGCGAATGATGGTGGCGATGTTGGCGTTGTTCAGCAGGTTGGCCCGGCACGACTCGTCGCCGTCCAAAAACTCCACCGCGCGGGTGGTGCCAGTGATGCCCGCAAATTCCTTGTTCGACGGCGAGGCCCAAAAACCGTATTCGCTATCGGTCCAGGCGAACAGGCCGGCCACCCAGGCCGACGCTGGCGCGTCCACCGTCGCGCCGGCGCCGCTGGTGGCGTCCCAATACTGCACGCCGGGGTCGACCAGAAATGCGCGTTTCGCGCCGAAGTTCTTGGCGTACAGCACCGCCGCGTCGTCGGTGGTGTTGGGGCCGTCGATGATGGCGATAGCGCGCAGCTTGTCGGCCAGGGCGATGGCAGCAGCAGCGACCGCCTGGGTGGAGGTGTGCTTGGGCGCGATCAACAGGCGCGGCTGCGCGTTGAACCGGCTTTTGCCATCGAGCAGCGCCTGCAGGCCGGTGCGCTTGCCGTTGGCCAGCGCGCCGCCGATGATCGAAGTGGTCTGCGCGGCCGCGTCCGCCGCCTTGGCCACGCCGCAGGCAACAATGACCGCCTTGGCGCGGGTGAAGACGGCCTGGCAGGCCTTGGTGATCGCCGCGCCGGCACCGAAGGCGGCCACCGCCTCGCGCTCGTTGGTGATCAGTACCAGGTCGTTGTACTTGGCCGTTGCCGGCGCGCCCTCGGTGAAGGTATCGACCAAGCCAATGATCGAGGACGACGGCAACGCAATGCTGCGCGCGCCGGTGTCGACGTTCGTTACGGTAACGCCGTGAAAGAATCCAGCCATGGGAAAGCTCCAGAAAGCACAGAGCCGCGACATGCGCGGCTCAGGATTGAATGGGGTGTACCCCGCCAGGCGGGGCTGCAGGGATCGAGGTCAGAGCAGCAGCTGCACCAGCAGCGCCGCGACCAGGCACACGACCAGGGGCAGCAGCAGGTCAAGCCGCCCCTCTAGCGTCCATCGCCAGAAGCGCAGGCCGTCGTACCAGCGCAGGTGGGTCAGGTGCACCGACTCGACGTGCGCAAGGTTGCGCTCGCCCTGGGTGTACTCGCGACCGACGAAGAAGAACACGCCGGCGAAGGCGCCGGCCCAGTGGCCAGCCGGGATGCCCAGCAGGGCCAGCAGGCCCCACGCGGCGACCATGATCAGCAGCGCCGCAACGACGTGCTCAAGGTGGGTTCGATTCATGTGTGCCCTCCAGGCACAAAAAAAGCCGCTTAGCGGCCCTTGGGGTTGATGGTGTAGCAGTTAGGGTTAAGCGGCGTTGCCGACGCCCTGGACACTGGCATGGATGCCAGCAATGGCCTGATCGGCGATTACCTGTGCCTCGGCATGGGTAGACGCCTGTGCCACCGCATACTTGCCCTTAAGACGCGCCGCGCGAATTCCATACAGCGCACCTTTCCAGGCGGCCGCCTCGGCGAGAATGTCGGCGGTAGCCGCTACCGCATCTTTGCCCACGGCATCCATCCAGGCCTGCACGGTCGGCGGCACGGCCCCCTCATGGTTGGCAGCAGCGAAGGCTTCGGCCTCAGCAGCAGTCAGTTGATATTCCACCGCGCGCAGCGAATCGCCCAGGACGGTACGGCGGGCTTGGTCAGCCGCTTGCTCGACCTGCATGGCGGCAGCGAGCAAAGCGGCGCCCAGCGGCAGGTCGGCAAATTCAAAGCCGGCATAGGTGCTCGCGCCATAGGTCACGCTCAAGTTAGAAGTCTGCATGGGTGCTCCTTAAAGTGCTGCGAGGTTGGTCATAACGTTGGTAAGCCCTTTGAGGTCAGTTCCGGCGGGCACGGTGCTGATGTACTTGCCCGGCATGTCACTGGGGAAAGTGCAGCTGATCGCCTGGAAGATCACCCCCGTAGCCCCCTGGCCAATCAGGGCGCCAATGAAGTCGGCGGCCTTGTTGACCTTGACTACTTGCATGGTCAGCCCGATGGCAGGGGGCAGCAAGGAGACGGCATTCGTCTTGAACGGCGAACAGATACGACCAGTAAGCGGTTGTGGGTTGAGGCCCGCAGGCGAAGGCAGGTCAATATCTACGTTACGCAGTTCGACGTTGGACGCCTGGCTGTAGTAGATGAATCCCGCAAGCTGGGTGCTTGGGGCGCCCGCAGAATCAGTGGTGATGTAGTACTTGAATTTCAGCTTTGGCGTGACACCGGAAGTCACAGCGTTCACGCCATAAATGACCAGGTAATTCACGGTCAGCGCGGTATTGACCTCCATGGTCAGGTCGTTGAGCAGGTTAACCGTACATTGGCCCGCGTTCGGGGTAGCGGCCATTGCCTTGACGATGGTCTTGAATGGCGTAGAAGCCGTCTTGCCGTCGTTGGTGTCAAGACCCGCAACCGGGTCCACCCACCAGGTGCGCGACGTATCTGGCACAGCGGCAATGGCAGCTTTTACCGAATTGTCGATGGACGTTTTCTGCCCCTTGAAATAGTCGATGAGCGCAGTGGTTTGTGTGACCAAATTGCCAACATCAGATTCGAGACTCATAGCTCTTCAGGCTCCGTAGATATTTTGTACAACCAGGGTTTGCAGGGCGATAACCGCCGCCGCGTTGGATACAGCCACGCCCAGCAAGGCCTCACGGTCCGCGTCTTGGCGTTTCTCGACCGCCCACATGCGTGACAGCAGGTTGCTCAGCGTTTCGTCGGCAATGCGTTGCTTTTCTGTATGCAGGTCCAGCTGATCCTGCCGCTTTAAGCCGCTCAGTTGATCCGCGATCAGCGCGGCCGCCTGGGCGGCCAGCGGCGCTGCCAAGCTCAGACTCAGCCCGGCCTCACTGCTATTGATCGTGACGCTATTGGCCGGCAACGCAGCCAGCGACAGGTCGTAAGCCAGCAACACCTCAGTGTTGGCCGACTTGAAGGTCAGCGCCTCGGTGGGGTGCGACCAGACAGCCAGCAGGGTGCCGTCGCTCAGCTTGTAACCCAGCTCCCTGATCCAGAAAGCACGCGGGCCATCGGCATTGGCGACGATGTGCAGCATGGTGTCGCTCAGCCGCTCGCCGCCGGCGATTGGATATTCCGCCACCTGGGCGACCAGGCTCTTTTGGCTGCTAGAAGGTGTGTAAGCCGAGGTGCCTACCACCACACTGGTGATCTGCGCCGCGATGCCGGTGTTATCCGCACGCAGTACCGCTGCCAGGCCGGCCTTGGTAAAGGTCAGCAGTAACGGGTCACTCATTTATGATTCCCTCCATCGTGCCGCGCACGACAGCACGGGCGCGGGCCGCACAGGCGACCACCAGGCCCGATTCAGAATGGATAGGTATGCTGGGGATCGCGGCAGACTGCCGGACCACGCAGCGCGCTTTGGCCGCCGCCGCGACCAACAGCCCCGAACTGGCGGTGTCGGCCGGCATGGGCAGGATGGCTACCGAACGCCGATAAACCGCCCGCGCCCGCGCAGCCGCCGCCACCGCCAAGGCGCCTTCAAAGCGCGCCCCCAGGCGGAACTCGTAGTGGCTGCGCTCGTTCTTGGCCGCGTCGATCAATGCGCGAAGGCGCTCGCCCAGTTGCGGCGACAGAATCGACCCCTCCCCCTCGCGGTTATCGTTCGCCCAGGCCGTAACCTGGAACGTGTACGGGGCCGCATTGGGGACTTGGTGCCATTCTTTGAACTCGGCGTTGACCCGCACCGCCTTGAGCACCCGCTTGATTGCGCCGACAGTGCCCTTGGTCTTGTGAACCGGTATGGCCTCGCGGATCAGCTCGCGGCGCTGCTCGTCGGTGTTGGCCGCCTCCCAGCCTTCGACCTTCATGGCCCAACCGAGCCAGGGCAGAAAGTTGGGCGGACAGCGTGCCGAGTCGGCGACCCCGCGAATCACCTCGGGATCAATGCCGAGGTCGCCGGCCTTCTCAATGGCGCGCTCGAGCACGGTGGCATTACTGGGCAGCAGACTCATGCGACCACCTTGGTTTTAAGGGTGATCGCGGTGCAGTTGGGGTAGTGCCGCTTGTCACACGTCACATCGTCGGTCGGCGCCGTCAGCACCACCCGGCGCACGCCCGTTACGTGTAACGCGGCGTAGATCGCCGACAACGGCAACTGCCCTTCCATCCGGCGCGCCTCGGCCAAAGCCGAGTCCAGCCCGCTGCGGGCATTGGCCAGCACAACGGCCGGTTCAGGCCCCGCCTCCAGCTCCAGGGTGGCCGACACCTTGAAGTCAGTGGCCAACCCTGCTTGAGTGCGCGGCCGATCTGTCAGCGGCCGCACGCTCTCGGCTGACAGCGCCGCCTGCACAGCGGCCACAAGCTCTGCCGGCGTTTCCGGGCTACCCACCCGGCCCAACACCGCCAGCGACACGTCGCCCGGCAATGGGTTCTCCAGGCCGGCGGCGTAGGTGCAGGTCACGACGATGGCCCCGGCCGGCAGCACCGCCTTTTGCGCATCCGTGAGCGCCACGCCGGCGAACACCGGCGAATCCACCGAAACGCTCGACACGTTCGCCGAGGCGCTGAGGCCGTGGTACTCGTAGGCGCCCCGGCTGCCCGCCACCGATAGCGCCTCCAGCGACAGGCGCGTGCGGTAGCGCAGTGCCGAATCACTCTCCATCATCGCCGCCACCGGCGGCAACGCATCCGGCTGGGCCGGGGTGATGGTCAGGCGCTGCACGCCGTAGTCGGCGGCGCGATTGTCCAGGTCGGCGCCCTTGGCGTAGGCCAGCAGGCTGGCCTTGGCCGCCGCGTTGACCCGCGCCCGGCCGAGCATCTTCTGATAGGCCGCCACTTCCAGCAGCTTGACCACCGGATCGGACTCCAGCACCGCCGTCCACTGATCCCCCATCAACAAGCGGAAGTCGCTCAGCGCCACCTGATAGATCGTTTCAAATTCCAGGCTTTCCACCACATCGGGCGGCGGAAGCAATGACAGATCGATCATGCACTCACCTCCAAAATCGCAGGATCGTTGAGGTACTGGCCGGCCAGCTCCAGAGTGATCTTGCCGTCAACCACGGCGGTGACACGCACCCGTTCCAGCTTCAGGCGTGGCTCCCAGCGCGCCAGGGCGCGGGCGACCTCGGCTTGTACGGCGCTTTTCCAACCCTCGTTAACCGGCAAGTCGACGTACCGGCGCAGATGACTGCCGTACTCCGGCCGCATGCGTCGACTGCCGAAACCCGTGGTCAGAATGTCCTCAATGGATTGGCGTAGGTGATCCAGCCCCGATATGGGCTGCCCTGTCCGACGATCCACGCCGATCACGGTTATTCATCCTGCAGCGGCTGCAGCTGCTGCAGCCCGTTGTCGCTGGCCAGGTAGGCAAGGGCTTCGGCATCGTCCGCCAGCACCGTGATGCGTCCTCGGCGCACAGCCAGCTCCCGGCCAGTGGCCAGGTACAACGGGCGCTGATCGTAGGTTTTGTCGACGAAAGTCACCGTCGCGGACGCCTCCGCAGCTTTCTTGTCGGCCATAGGCCCTCCATAAAAAAGCCCGCTCGAGGCGGGCTGTCAGTGCTTGTGGTTGGCCGTGTTGCCGGCCGTGTCGATGATTCGTGCACCGCCGAGGATGTCACCCGTGACGTTGAGCGATCCGTTGATCTGCACAGCGCCCTCCAAGGTGATATTTGCCGCCTGGACTGTCACGCTGCCGGATTTGGCAGTGATCGCGTCGTCGGTAGCCACGACCTCGGTACCGCCGACCTTGACGGTCACCGTACCGCTGGGAAGCGCAATGGTGTAGCTGTTGGCCTGCCAGTCATAAACCAGCGAGCCGCCGTCTGCGAAACGCCAGACCTCGACATGGTCGCGGTTGTCAGGCTGGCCACCGGCATCGCCATACAGTCCCGGCACGAACGTACCCTGTGCCGGCTCACCGCTCGGGCTGATCAGCACGCCCTGCTCACCGATACTCGGCGTCCGCCAATGGCGAGCCCTGCCGGCAGCCTGGGCATGCCATCGCACCCAGGCGCTCGTCCAATCTCCACCATCGGAAACACGCACCATGGCGGCAGCGAGGTCGATGGCGACAACTCGGCAAGGGATTAACAGGCTCGCCAGCATCCGGTCATGCTGCGCCGCCGCATAGCTCATGCGAGATCCTCCGGCGACACATAGGCGCCCTCATTACCCCGGCCCGTCTCAGGATCTAAGCCGAACACAAGCGGGCCGGGCTGAGTCGGCCAGGGCCACTCTTCCTCACCCAGGTAAATGCCTTGCGTCCACTCGACTACCCAGACTGCAAAGCTGTCGAGCTCTGGCCGGCTCCAGTCCTGTTCAGCGCGAACGAACTTCGCAGGATCAACAGCAATGCCCCACGTCTGTAGCCGCAGCAGCGCCGCCAATTGCGCTGCGACGAATGCCGCGACGTGAAGGCAGTCGTCCAGCTCACTGCCGACAATGACACGCGCCTCGAAGCGTGCGTCCACTGCTGTCTCGCCGGTACCAGGGTCGCGCTCTGCCGCTTCAAAGCCGGCAAGCTCCAGCACGACCGCCGGGGGGACCACTGTTTCAAGTCGCCCCGGCATGGTGCCGACATAGGCCAGCGCGGGAATGGCCTGGTGAATGCCCTGCTCAATCGCGGCATACACCTGGCCCAGTGGTATTGGATCGTCAGTCATTGCCCCAGTCTCCGAAGGTGCTTCTGCAGCTCAAAGTTCAGCTCCTGCTCCATCACCACCAGCAGGCGCTGGTGGGCCTTATTCGTCCATGACTCGAAGTGCGGCCTGACGTCATCGAGCGAGATCTTTGCCTTGGCCAACGGGAAGCGGCTGTCGTTCTCGCCAATCCAACCCGAACTCGCCCCGCCCTTCCCCGACACATCGCTGTCCGGGTATTCGTCCTTGCTGAAGTGCTTGCTGGCTGTACGGATCCAGATATCCGGCTTGCCGCCGTAAACCGTCCTGAAGAACGCGCCCTGGAACTTGCGACCAGCCACCGATACTCCCGAGCGGGTTTGCCGTGGCCGACCGGCGCGACTGGCTTCAATGGGGTTCAGACCGAACCAGAGCTTGCCCTGTCCGTTGCTACCCATGGGGTAAGCCAGCAAGCGCTGCCGCACCGCCGATACGGCAATGCGCTCTTGCTGGCTCACCGACCTGGCAACGTGGGTGCGCAGCCAGCGAACGGTCTTGTTGATCGCCCGTCGCTGCGCCGCCTTGATCGCCTTGGGCATGAGCTCGCCGAACTCAGAGACGTTTTTGACCTGCTGTGGGTTTGCCTGAAGGGTGATCAGGCCAGAGCTGGACGATTGCTTTTGATAGCTGCCTACGCTCACGGCGACTTCCTCAGTATCAGGGTCACAAGACCATCACCGCCTGGCTCGATGCGGGTGATGATGTAGTTACCGCCACCGTCTTCAGATGGCAGATCAATCACCACCTGCTGACGCACATCGACGCCCGAATTGTCGCCAACACGGATGACCAAGTGCGGCTCACGCAAGCCGGTATTGATCTGCCCCAGCTTCGGCTGCAGCCAGGGCGCCGAGAACATCCCAGCGACCTCGCGACCTTCGATTCGGGCCAGATCGCCCAAGACCTCGAACACCACCTCATCCACGTCATCGATCAGGTCGCGGAAGGCCATGATCAGATCGTCAAACGGAGGACAGCACGTGGGCGGGTGCAGATGTGCAGCGGGTTGGACTGCGCTTCGCCGTCAATACCCTTCCCGAACGGCATTTCCTCGATCTTGCTGTAGTACGGCAGGCCCTCGGTGTTGACGGTCTCGATGTAGTCCGCTGGGGCATAGATCGACAGGAACAGATCCGAGACGCCCTCTGGAACCAGGCGGGCCTCGTCATCGGACACATAGGCCTTGCCGCCGACCTTGCCGCGATAGCGCTCCCAGCTGATGCCACCGAACTCGAAACCTTCACGCCCATCACCCCGCAGGGCTGCAGCTTGTTGGCTGCCCTTGTAGGTCTCGACCACCGACGGGTGAGAGATCAGCTTCTTCCAGAACGTCTTGCCACAGAAGGCACGCGCGCCGGTGGTGGTGACATTGCCGAGCGCGTCTTCCTGCATATCCAGTGCGTCTACACACTGAGTCTGGATGTTGGCGTTCGGATCGTTGAGGCCCATCGACAGCGTCTGCCGGGACACACCGAAGGTTTTGTAGATATCCAGCAGCACAGACGAGCCGTCTGCGTCGAGCACCTGGCCATTGACTGCGCCCATGCGGTGATACTCGTGGGTGGCATCCAGCTGGCTCCGGGCCTTGCCCAAGCGTTTGTTCACAACCGCCTGAACAGCCTGCAGCTCGGTGGTGGAGCCGAACGCACGAATGCCCTGGATCTCGTCAGCCTTGATCGAGAAACGCTGCGGCAGATGGATAGTGTTGAAGGGGATGAGCTTGCGCTTGCTGCCACCGACCACCAGGCCGGAGGTTCCGCGCTCACCCGCAGGCACAAGGGCGAGCGTATCGCCGTCCTTTTCGATCTGAACGGTCAGGGTCTGGACGCCCTCTTCGCGGAACAATCCGAGCGCCGCCAGGCGGCCCGGCACGTACTCTTGCTCGTTGATAGCCGCAGTCAGGGCTGCAACGCCGAAAGCATCATCTTGAAAAATGGCAATCTCAGCCATGGGATACTCCAGAAAGTAAGAACCCCGCTCAAGGCGGGGCTGGGAGAAAGGAAAAGGTCAGGTCAACGCAGGATGATGAAGTTCGCCGCCAAGGACTTTTCCGCATCACCGTCGAGGCCCGTCAACAGCGCCTCGGTGACCTCGGCCAGCCGCACCACGGCGCGCCCACGCCGCGAGACGTCCGACTCCCCGAGCGGAGCGAAGAGGATGCAGACGGCGTTCTCGCTACCGTCTTCCCCCTCTGGGTTGTAGGGAGCGAACTCGCCGCTTGCCGCTACCAGGCCGAGCACCTGACCAGCAACCAAGGCCGGGCCGGCGACGATGTTGATGGCTTCGCGGGAGATCTTCCCCGCACCTTCAGAAAGCAGAAACTCACCGGCATGGACCGGTTCCTGTTGGATGACGCTCATGGTCGTGCTCCTTTTGTGGCGGCCTGCCGGCGGGCAGCCCAGATGTCGGTTGGGTTGGGTAATTGCGCCTTGACCGTCTCTTGCTCGTCATCGGCCGGCGGCAACGTGTTGTCGATCTCGAAGCCCTTGCCCGAGCTGACCAGCTTCTCGAACAGCCGAGCCCGCACTGCATCGGGCTCCAGGCCGGCCGTCACGTATTCAGCGGTCAACTCCGGCAGCCGGGCTGCAGCGCAAAGATCGCGGATGCCCTTGGCGCGCTTCAGCGCGGCCTGCACCGTGGTCTTGTCGGTCAGCTTGGTGGCAGCAATCAGGGGAGCGACCAGGTTGCTGATTCCCGCCTTGGCGCAGTCCTGGGTGATCATCAAGGCCAGCGCAGTGGAGTCGCCTGGGTCTGGTGCCGTCGGCTCGGACGTCGTTGCCGGACCTGCTTCAGGCTCACCAGGCTTGGTGGCCAGCTGATCAAGCAGTGTCTGCGGAGTCTTCCGATACTTGGCCATGGCTGCACCATTGCCCAGACAGGCTCGCACCTGCACGCCAGTGCCGATCTCATCGACCAGCCCAAGCGCCAGTGCTTCCGTAGCTGTCAGCCAACTCTCATCGTTGACCAGACGCCGCAGCTCGGCTTCGTCGATGTCAGGCGCTTTCGCCTTGTAAGCCGCGATGATCACCTCGAACGCCTGGTCGAGGACATCAGCCACCCGCCGAAGCTCTTCAGCGTCACCTTCAATCCAGGTGTAGGGGTTGTGAATCATCAGAATCGCATTCGACGCCATCACCACCCGATGAGCGCCGCATACCGCAACGCTACCCGCGCTAGCCGCCAGGGCATCGATGCGGCCGGTGCAGCGCTCACCCAGACGGCTCAGCGCGTTATGGATCGCCAGACCCTCGAACAAATCGCCGCCGTTGGTATTGAAGGCCACCTCAACCGGTGACACCCCGTCATCAATCGCCTTGAGGTCGCGGATGAACTGGTTAGCAGTGATACCCCAACCGCCAATCTCGCCGTAGATGTAGATCTCAATCGGGGCTGGATCGGCTTCCGTAGCGCCCTCGGCTTTCGTGGCGGCCTTGATGTGATACCAATGCTCATTGTCGACCTGCGGCACCGTTGGTGCCTTGTTGAAGATACGGAAAGGCTTCAACGGCTTCATGCTTTCTCCTTCTCCTCGGGGTCGTCATCGACCGCCGACAAAGTGCTGTAGTTGAGGCCCAGGGCCTTTGCCCGGGCGAGATCGGCAGCGTTTTCTTCATCCACCACCTCAGCGTCAGTTCCGCCGCGCAAACAGGTCTCACTGCGAGAGGTGAAGCCGGCGAGGATTTCCATCTGCCTGGACTGGACGTCCTGTACAGGATGGATGTAGGCCCAGCCTTGCGGCACCCAACGGGTTCGCTGGTACTCGCGGCGCCGCTGCGCGTAGTCCGGCAGGTCGAGCGCCCCGGCGAGCACGGCCATGTCCATCCAGGCTTTGCGAACTGGTCGGCACAGCTGATGGACGTATACCTGAAACTGGAGCTGCTCCAGGCGGCGCCGGAACTCGGTGAGCACCACGCGGATCGCCCGGTCATTCACACCCTGCATATCGCCGGTCATAAGCTCGTATGGCATGCCCGAACCGGCGGCAGCGGCCATCAGTTGCTGCCGCATGAAGTCGGGGTAGTTGTTACCGGCGTCCGGCGGGTCCGAGAACTCGACCTGTTCACCAGGCAGCAGCTCCTGCATCGTGCCGGGCTCAAGACCCACCATCGGCGTGAAGCCATCGCGGTCGTACTTGACCGGTGCCCCAGTAAGCGGGTCGAGCTGCGGTGGGCCGTCAGGTGCGGGCTTGCGAACGAAGCCGGCAAACAGGTTTGCCACCTCTTGGCGAAACAGCACCGCGTCATCGAAGTTGTCCAGGCTGCGCAGCCGTTTCAGGACCGGAGCCAGACGCGGAACCCCGCGCAGCTGGCCGGGTTCCAGAGGCTCGAACACGTGCAGCATCTGCTCCGCCGGGATCCGCACCAGCTGGTTGTAGCCCACATTGAGCGAGGTCTTGTCGCTGGGATGGTTGCGATAGCACCAGTAGGCCACACGCCGACCCATGGCGTTGAACTCGATGCCAGCCCGAATGACGTTGCCGAAGCGGGTCATTTCGAACTTGTCATGGGGGACGAACTCCGGTGACAGGCACTGCAGCTGCAGCGGCACCGCGTAGCCATCCTCCAGCCGGCGTGGGCGCAGGCGAATGAAGCACTCGCCCGATTGCTCTACCGTGCGCGCCACAAGCGCCTGCTGGCCGTAGAAGTCCGTGAGTTGATCGGCATCCGCCTCATCCACCCAGTCCTCCCAAAGCTCCTGCATCACCTTGCGAATCGCCTTGTCGAGCAGCCGTGGGTGCGGCGTGATGCCGGTACCAATCAGGTTGCTGACACGCTTGTCGATGACGTTGGCAGCGTAAGGGTCATTGCGCACCGCGCTGCGGGAGCGGGAGCGCAGGTTGCGCAGGGCCGGCATGATCAGGCTGTTCACGCCGGTATCCGGCGCATCCCATCCCGATGAGCGCCGTCCCTCGGCGGCGCCTTCATAGCTTGCCTTGATCCGCTCGGGCACCAAGATACCCGAGCGTCCGAGGGACAAGTAACGTCCGCTCACAGCCCCTTGCCTCCGTGGAATACGCGCACGACGCGCGAACGTGGCCCGGCGGCATTCGTCAGCTCAGTGCGGATCAGGTCGCGAGCCTTAATCAGCTCGTCCACCGTTCGATACTCGACGGTGCGGTCCGAGTAGCGAACGATCTTTTCACCGCGCGCAATCGCCCGCTCGACAGCGTCGAGATGTGCTTTTGTATAGGCCATGTCAGCGTCTCTTCAGGTAGCCGCTGCTGGAGCTGCGGCGTTGCATGGGTTGGGGCACCGCACGGGGAGCCGGCGGTGGAGGTGGCGGTGGATCGTTACGCTTGACCGGTACAGGCGCGGGCGCTGGTGAATCGATCTCGTCGTCCTGATCGTCGTCCGGCTCGCTGGCCTGGGGCCTAGCTGGCTCCGGTTCGTCTTGCTCGAACAGGTTCGCCTGCGCCAGCGCCTGCCTCAGTTTGTCCCAGTCCTGTTCGCCGTAGCGGTGCAGGCCGAGGAAGTTGGCCATGGCCAGGTTGTACACCATCAAGTCAAGTGCCTCGTTGCGGTCGGCCTTGCCCTTGACCCACTCAATCCGCTTGTAGCCCTTCACATAGCGGGCGACCTTTCGTTCAGCTACACACTGCTGGAAGAACTCGTCGGGCAGGTCCTTGGCGAAGTGCAACGCGCCAGGCCCTTTGTCGAAGCTGTAGCGGTTGTAGATCCAGTCCTTGGCAGTGTCGGTCCCGACTATCCACAGCTCTGCACCGTTGCGCTCCGTCTGGCCCTTCCAGGTGACATCCACTTGGGACGGGCGCTGGGCGATGACCGGCCGACCCGGCTTGCTCGCACCCTTGAGCGCGAACACGTTGCGCCAGCGGCGCACGCGGGCGAACTGGTAGACCTCGTGCGTGTGGTGACCGCCGGAGTCGATGCCGGTGGCCAGGATCCCGAGGCTTACGCCGCAGGGGTGCCGATACCGGACTTTCAGCCGCTCGTCCAACAGCGACCAAGTACGCTCGTCTGCCGGATCGCCAGGAATCACCTGGTGATCGACCACCCAACGCTCCATGCCGGTACCCCAGGCCATTACCATCAGCTCCAGACGGTTGGCTTGGACGTCGACGGATGCTGTCAAGGCAAGCGCCCCAACGGGCAAGGTGCCAAGGACATAGTCCTCTTGTAGCGCGCGGGCCTGCAGTACCTCAGCTTTCGTTTGCTCGACGGCACTGTCCCAGACCTCAGCCAAGCGGGTGTTGTAAAACACCTGCATGGGCTCTAGGTCCCCACGGTCTTGGGCGCGCTTGGCTTCTTCGAACTCGCGGGCCAACATCGCCCACGAGTGCCAGCCTAGCGGGGCATACAGCGCATTGAGGTGGAAGCTCACCGTCTCGCCGTCCCCCTTCGCATGCGCACGCCACTCGCCTTTGGCCAGCATCTCGCTTTTGTGGTGTTCCTCGATCAGCACATCACAATCCGAGCCAGCGCACTGGTAATGCACAGTGCTGAAGTCAGCCGAGTACAGCAGGCGATCCCATCTCAACACCTGCATGTGCCCACAAGCCGGACACGGCACATAGAAATGGCGCTGATCGCCCATGATGAACAGGTCGTCGATTCGCGACGCCCCTTTGATGAGTGGTGAGCTGGAGAAATAGAACTTGGCGTTGCGGCCGAAGGTACTGCCCCTGGCCTCGGCCAGCTTGATGGGGTCACCCTCTTGGTCGACGTCGACATCCCAACGATCAACTTCATCGCCGTAGATGTACCGCGCCGACAGCTCGGACAGGTTGGCAGCCGAGCCAGCCGTGGTGGCGTACAGCGTGCCGCCCTCGAACTCCTTGGTGTCCATGGTGTTGCGGGCATCCCTGGACCGGTTGGCCGCCACCCGCGCTTTGAGTTCGGGCGTGACATCAATCGTCTTGCCGATCCGCGAAGACACCCGCTTGGCCAAGGCTAAGCTGGGCAGCAGCGTCAGGATGTTGGATGGAGCCATGTGGATCAGCGCACCGATCCAGTTCAAGGCGATCTGAGTTTTCATCAGCTGCGATGCGACCTTGGTCACCACCCGCTTGCACGGGTGGGCTGGGGACAGGCAGCGCATAGGTTCACGGGCATACGGTGTACGCGCGGTGCGGTACTTGCCAGGCTCGGCGGCGCCGGTATCACGCGGGATCCGCATGTACTCATCCGACCACTCGTCTACCCACAACTCGGGGTCAGGCGTCAGCCCTCGGCAATACGCTTCGCGGTACACCTCAGCACCGTTTGCGTATCCGGTTGGCATAGGCTCAGCTCTGTGTGATCGCTCGGTCGAGGTCGATGCTGCTCATCTTGTCGACCTCGGTGAAGACTCGGCGGAAGGCGCTGGCGAGGTGCTTCTCGATATCCCATGGGTCACTCTTCCCTACCAGCTCGGCAGCGAGTTGAGGCGCAAGCCCGAAGAACTGGTCACGAAGCATCCTGCCCGCCGCATAGGCCGCGTCTTCCACCGCTTTCCGCTCCACCAGGTTGCCCTGGACTTTGTTGAACTCGGCCTCGGCCAGTTGGGCGAGGTAATACTCGCGATGCGCCTTCGCTTTCTGGAAGTTGTGAGCACCGCCGGGCGCCAGATCCGGCTGTGATACCGTCGATGGGCCGGGGCCGGGCTGAAGCTGACTTCGAACGTCACGTTCGATGCGGCTCTCCTCGTGGCGGGCAGCAACAGCCGCCTTGCTCGGATCAGCGGACTCGGCCAGCAGCAACTCCGTGGCTTCGACATCGACCTTGCCGTCATCGGTCAGCACCAGGCGATCCTGCTTGGCCAGTTTGGAAACGTAGGATTTCGACCATCCGTGCCGGGCGGCGAACTCCGATTTCGTCAGCTGCGTCATGTCGAAACGTCCAGTTCACCCAATGAATTCAGGGGGTTAACCAGTTCACCGCAGTTCACTAAGCTGGTGAACCTCCCGCTAACAAAGAACCGCGGGTTTCCTGCCCCGTACCCCGGCCATATCGCCAGGGTCCCCCGCCCTGCCGGGGCTGCCGGCCGGGTCACTGCCCCGGCTCGCCGGTCTGGGGCGGCGCCTGCTCCAGCCCGAGGCGCTTCGCGGCCCAGCGCATGTAAAGGTTGATAGCGACATCGGCGCCAGCCATCGCAGCCAAACAACCAACCGCTGCCGCCGCCCATACCGAAACGCCGAGGGCGTACAGCAACATGTTGGTCGAAAGCCCGCAGGTGACGCAGGCACCAGACCGCAACGCTAACCGGCGAATCAACCCCCAACCGCGAGCACCCGCCATATCCGCCCGCCACATCTCTCCCGAAACACCACCGACCAGGGACAGCACAATCACCATCCAGATCGGCAGTTCGGCTAACGTTTGTTGCTCGCTGTTCATGTAAGCCTCATTGGCAAGGCACGGCGCCGGAAATAGAAAACCCCGCCAGATGGCAGGGTTCTCGATGCGCCGACAGGTCGGAGCGGGTTGCACAGCGCAGTGCTTGTGGGGGAGCGCCTAAGCGCACTTTTGATATCCTGACGCCTTTGTACATGCCATCGGAAAAACCGAAAAGAGCCTGTTTTCGGTTCGCCGCTTCGGCGCTACTTCGGCGCACCTTCGGCGCATACTCGGCGCATTGAGAACCGACGAACGGTATGTCGTCTGTTAGGCCCGGATCGAGTCATCAGGATCGCCAGCACCTGCAGATGCAGTGCTTTGATCCAGTTCCGGTAGGTCCGGTCGGCACCCTCTAGCAGCCCGACCTCGCGCATTTGCTCACGGATTGTTGCCCCATGCAGATACCGGTAAGTGGCCAGTTTCGCCAGGGTTGCCCCGCGTTCGTCGCGACGCTCCAACTCCGCAACAGCCGCATCGATCTCCGCCGCCGAATGATCCAAGCCCGCACCACCAATGAGCACTCTCGCCCCAGCAACTCCACCGCGCGGAGCTGCGCCCTTCCACTCCATGATGCTGCCCATTTGACTGCCCAATCCGGCCTGATGGCCGAGGAGTGCCCGCTGCTCTCCCCAATGCCGCATCAGGGCTTCAACCATTTGTAGGCGCTCCGCTTCGTCATTCATGAGTGTGTGCCCCCAAATTCCCTAACCCAACACAATAAACAGCAACCCAACACAAACCCAACACAGCTAAAACCCAATAGATTCAATGCTTTATCAATATGTGTGTTGAGTGTGTTGGGTTTGTTGGGTTTTTTAGTCCTCGCATAGGTTTTTTTGTAGGGGCTTTGGATTGAGAAAAATATTTCACGCACGCGCGCACGTGCGCGCAAACCCAACACACCCAACACAGGGGCACGGGAAGCCTTGAAATACGGGGGCTCTATGTGTGTTGGGTTACTCAAACCTACCCAACACAAACCCAACACACCCAACACGGTGGCTCTCGGCTTCATGCCGCCACCCCCTTCACGTGTTCCCAAGCATCGACGTTCCACCCTGCAAGTTTCGCCTTGCTGCGCCAGGTGATTACGGTTTGCCCCAGCTCGGCCGCATTGAACGATGGGGGCAGGGAAGCTTCGGGATCATCAGGGAAGAAGAACGCCGCAAAGCGACGGTTGTTACGCTCCGTCCAAGGGATTGAGCGCGTCTTCTGCACTGTTGCGCTGAGCATCAACGAGAACTTGGTCTGACTCATGGAGTGCTCTTTGTTACGCGAGCACCACTCAATGAACAGAGCATACAGATCTGTGGCCAAACAGCATCCCCAAAGACCTCCGCCAAGCTCTCCAGTTCGCCAAAGGTGCAGGAAAGTTTGCCATGCCGTTCGGCTAAGCGCGACCAAACGTTGGCGCGCCTCGGTCTTAGGAGGTCGGGTGCGCTGGTTGAAATCGCCGAGATCCACCGCGAGCAGCCAACCGTACAGAGCCGCCACCCCTCCGTTGACCAACTCCCGACCAATAGCCTTCTGCCGTTCCACCGGCAGTGTTTGCAGGGGCCACATCACCAGCATCCGGCGATCATCATCGCTGATAGGCCACGGCATGATTTCGTTGCTCAGGAAGACCGCATTCATGTGGTTGGCTTCTTCCCAACCATTGATGAACTTCGATTCCATCCGCACCGTCTTGCCAGTGATCATGTGTTTGATTTTGCCCACCTGGTTGTACCGCTGGTCACGGCTAACGACCTCCTCGAACACAGCCCACAACTTGCGACTTTGCCAGGCGTTGAAGCTACCTTCCAACTGCGTTTGGCCAACAGTCGCGGCGTACTGTCCGTACAGCTGACCGAAAATATCAGCGAACAGCAGACTCTTGCCCGAGCCCTCCATGATCGAGTGCATAAGCACCGCTGTGTCCATCTTGGCCCCCATGTTCTGCAGCGGATACGCCAACCACTTCGTCAGCCAAGCCAGCGCATCCCCGTCATGGTTACAGAGGAACGAAATCAACCACCGCAGATTCTCGCAGGCAGCGTCATCACGCACCGGCTCCAGGGGTAGCCCCTCGAAAGTGTTGATGTAGATGTTGGGATCTTTGGTCATGGTGGGATCGAACACGATGTGGTCCACGTCCACTACGCGGCGATCCTGACTATTGAGCCACCACTTGTACTCTTCCCCCATGGCCATTTTCACGGCGCCTTCGGCGATACGGCGTTTCTTCTCTCGGTCCCAAACGTCCTTGGTCCCATCGATGTACACATATCGCTCGATAGGATCTAGCTTCAGCGCCCCACCTTTCTTGGCTGACAGCCGGCGGGCCTGATCAAGCTCTTGGGCCTGCTCGGTAGCGATCAGCTTCTTGTCCGTACGCTCCATCCACTCTTTAGCGAGTGGCTTGCCTACTAGAGCCTCGAAGCCGCCACGCTTCATAGGCTTTGCCTTGTCCATGTCCCATACGTTTGTGGTCCCCTCGACCAGGGCGAAGCGGCGCATTGCGGTGGCAATATCCATTGCACTTCCCCCCTCCCCCCCGACGAGCGAGGAGGCGGCCGAGCTGGCTGGTTCACTGTTCGAAGCTTGGGGAAAGCGCTCGGTACTGCCCTCGACAGCTGAAGGTTCTTTGGCCGGCTCTGCCACCGTTGGGGCACGGGGAAGCTCGCCCAGCGGTGGCGGAGCAGGCTGTCGTGAGTTGGCGTCAATGCCCAGGATCTGCGCAGCCGCTCGGGTCGCTGCCCGCCTGTCATCGTTGTGCATCAAGATGCAGAACACATCGAACGCATCGTTCTTGTGTCCGTTAGCCAGCGGGTCTGACGTGTGGTGCGAGTACAGCTTTTTATCGTTGGTAATGGTCACACCAGGAAGCCCCGAGCTGCTCTGCGGGCACAACCACTTGCTGCCAACCCGCTTGTAGCCATGCGCCTCGATCATCGTGGCGATGTCGTGGGTTCGGTTGAACTCAGGAATGACCTCGGGCAGAGGCTCTCCAGAACGTGCTGCTGTGGGCCGGGGAGTGACAGCAGGTCTGCTCACTGGAACAGCCGGCTGCGGCCTCCAAGGGCACAACGCCTCGCCATTCGGCTTGAACTCTTCCCAACCCTGCCAGATTGCCAGCAGCTCCCCAGGCAGGTCAGGCAAACCGTTAGCGTCCGGCGCCTTACGCCAGGTGTACGGCTTGCCAGTACTCGGGTGGATCGACGGAGGCAATACGTCCTGCACTAGGCCAGCGCGAAGCTCGAACACGGTGAGCTTTTTGAATGGCTCAGCAGCCATGCGGAGTGCCGCCTCCCTGGCTTCATCTTTTGCATCGACTGCAGCCCTTATTTGAACCATCAGCCCCTTGTGAATAATGCCGTCGGGGTCATTCTTGTTCGGCCAAACCAGCGCATGCTTCCTCAGATCCACGCCATCAGGAACGCGGAACATGATGCGGAATCGTGCAGGATTACCCACAGAGGTAGGGTATGACTCCGCGAGCGCATCAACGTCGATGCCATGCGTCTGCTGCAGCACCAAGCGGGTGAACTCTGCATCGTCAACATCAAGGGAGCAGGCACGGCTCGGACCAAGTACAACGCCTAGGTTATGACTCGGATTTGCGGTCCAAAACTGGTCGGCGCTTGCGACATCAGTGAAATAGCCGCCGGGCTTATTCCAGCCTTCTTGCGTCGGCCCCTTCGTGCCTGGCTCCATAGGAACCAAGGCGAGATTGAAGGTTTGAATGTAGCGCCGCGCCCAATCAGCTGTGGTAGGAGTTGGGCGCTCGCTCATCTGCGGCGCTCCCGCAGCTCTTGGCAATCCACACAGGTTTGGCAGCCAGCAACAGACCGCTGGCGGGCTAGCGGAATCGCATCATCGCAGTCCACGCAATACTGAGCGCTTGGCTTAGCGGCGCCCCGGGCATGGCGCAGGAGAGAAAGCCGGAGGAAGTATTCGGCCTGATCATTGGCCAGGTCAGCTGCATCAGCCATGGCAGCGGTCCTCCATGGCTTGGCGTGCACCCGCCATGATGGAAAGCACCTGGCGGATAACATCCAGCCCCCGCTGCTCCAGGTCCAGAACCTCCACCGCAGTCCAGACGTTGTCGGACGCGCCATCGTGCAAGCTGCAGACAAACTCGCCCGACTCTTCAAGCAACTTACCGACAGCCTTCAAGGCATCATTGGTAGCCGGGACTGGCTCAGGGCGATACCAAACAGCTCCTGCTGGACGAACCAGGGCGTCAAGCAAGCGAGGGTCGGCAGTCCACTGCACGATCTCTTCCAGCTCGTCCGGGGTCGGCCAGCGGCGATCTTCATTGTGGTGAAGCTTCTTCTGCAGCGTGTCGACCTCAAGCCCCATGTCGAAGGCCAGCTTAGTGATACCACCGCGATAGTCACGACCTGCGCGATAGAGCGCCTGCCGCAAGGTGAGCACCGGGCCAGCGCCCGGCAAAAGATCAATGCGACTCATAACCGTAAAACCTCGATTTACGGTGTAGTCACAGGAACAGGTAGGACCTATCCTACAACCACGACCGATGTACTGTGCTGTGCGTCGTCGTCGCTGGACTGGGGAGGTGAGAGGCCCCGGTCCAGCACCTTAATTTCTGGTGTTTCTCAAATAGGCCCAGTCGATATCAGGCCGCATCTCTTCACAACGGATAGCTCCGCCCGTTTCTCGGTCAAGGCTTACAGCCAGGCCGGCGCTCGCACGACGGTTTCCGTAAGCCACCTGCTTCAACTGACCGGCAGACGTTCCGCAGTGGCGGGCAAAGGCTGCCAGCCCTTCCTTGTCCATCGTTTTCAGGTACTCGCTAAGCGTCATAGACACCTCCATGGATGGCGAGATTAGCAATTGCTAATCGGCAAAACAATAGCATCTTGTAATTTACTGTTTGCTAACGGAAAGCAATCATCACCACATGGATATCAACGAAAGGCGTATCGCCTCCCTCCGCAAGATCATGGGGACCATGAGCCAGAAGGAATTCGCCGAGGCTCATGACCTGGACGCGTCGTATCTGTCGCAACTGTTGAACGGCCATCGGAAGCTGGGGGAAAAGGCTGCGCTCAATCTAGAGCTCAAGATCGGGCTTACTGCAGGGATGCTTACCTCTCCGCCATCGGAGAGCCCCACCCACAAAGCCCCGGACAATGTCGTTCACCTCTCGGCCCGAGCGGCCAAGGACAAGAACTTCATACTGATACCGCACTTGGACATCGCGGCATCAATGGGGCATGGCAAGGCAGCCCCCTATATGCACATTGAAGTGATACGCGACATGACCGTGCACCTCGACTGGCTGAGGATGCAGGGCCTAACGTTCTCAAAGGTCGACAATCTGGCGATCATCTCCGGCAACGGCGACAGCATGACTGGCACGTTCGCGGACGGTGATGCACTGCTGGTCGACCGTGGGATTACAGAGGTCAAAACAGATGCGATCTATGTCTTCACACTGGACGGCGACCTATACATAAAGCGCCTCCAGCGGCTGACTGGCGGGCAGCTCAGAATGATCTCGGACAACTCGATCTACCCCCCGATTACGATTGATCTGTCCATGATTGATCGAATGCACATTCAGGCTCGCGTGCTGCTCGCCTGGAACGCTAAAAAGCTGTAACCCCCCTTCCCCGTTCGCAGCTACCGGCCATCAGGCAGGTACTGCCACGCCAAAATAATTTAGCAATTGCTATTGATGTAAATTTTAGCTTTTGCTAATTTCGACCCGTGTCACCTCTCACTCAAAGGACACGGACCATGAAATCAGCACAGTACAAACAGCCAGGCACAGTCCTGATTCACCCCACCGCTTGCACCAGTGTGCAGAAGGTTCTGGCATTCCAGCGCCGCACCGGACTGCAGGTGATCATCAACCAATTCGGTACAGCTCAAGCGATTCCCGCTCAATGCGCAGGGGGTGCCGCATGACCGATTACACGCTCTCTTTGAAGCGCGTGATGCTGCTTCAGAAAACGTTGGACGAAGGCGGCTTCACGACTTGCCCACTGCAACGGCCGGAAACCACCACCGATGCAGTGATTCAAGTCGAGAACGACAACGAGGTTCACCGTCTCAGCGTGCGCTTTGGGCCACTACATAGCTCGATCACATTGAAACGGCGCGATGCAGCGAAGTACCTGGCGTTGCGGGACTTCCTGCAAGACGTGGCCAATGGCCGAGCTGACTCTGGTACCGAGTCGCAGGCAGCAGCCGCCATGAGGGAGGCACTCGAATCCGTGAATACGGTGCTGGAAACCGACCAAGTCGCCTACATCACCCCTACCGCAGATAAAGCCCGTCCATTCCGAGTAATCGTGCTGGATGAGCTTGGGGACATTTGCGCCCACACAAAAGGCCACTGCAAGGACAACCTTGTGGAAGCTGTGCGCGCCCAGCTCAGGCCTCGGTACTTGGGGGCCGAGGAACGTTCATGAGGGACACGTTAGCCCAACTGCGCAATCAGTGGACAACCCCCTGCCCGACGCTAACCGCCGTGCGGGAGCACTACTTCCCCCACATCAAGACTGATCGCCGATTCAAGGAACTCGTCCAGAAGGGCCAGATCCAGCTGAAGCTTAAAAAGCTGCACAACTCGCTAAAGGCGCAGCACGTGATCTACCTGCACGACTTGGCCGATTACCTGGACCGCCGCGCCGACGAAGCAAAGCAATCGACATGAGTTAGATGGCCCCGGTCCTCAGGGGCAACCGCTCGCCGTCCACCTCTCACCTATGCGACGGCGAGCACTCTGGAGCACAGCACATGCAACCACATCAACAAGTTCTTGCCATTGGCATTCTCTGGCTGATCACCCTGGCCATCCTGCCTTTCCTCTTTGCGAAAGCGCGACATCGCGCCTTCAACAGGGGCTTTGACGCAGGCAAGCAGAGCCTGAAGGCTGATCTGAAACTGCGGATCAAAGGCCTTCAGGACGACTTAAATGAGGCCCGTGTTCAAGCCGAAGCAGACCAGAGAAAGCACCACACGGCTATCGCACACCTCAAAGACAGCATCCGCGAGCTGGAGGCCCGGATCATGTCCTACACCGGGTTAGCGGTTACCAGGGCAGATTACGAGTTGCTGATCAGCGCCATCGAAACCCTGAGCCTGACCGAGCGGACGCTTGCCGCAATGAAGGCGACTCAGCAGGCATCACGCGCAGCGCGGAATGCCGCGGGACTGGGAGATCTGGCTAAACGCATTCACATTCAACTTCGCGAAACTCCAGCCAGTGCAGCAAGCGTGGAGGTGACGGCATGACGACCCAAGCCCCCCGCAACTGCCTCGTCCAAGGCCCAGCAGTGTGCGGGAAATCCGTTCATGCCCATGCTAGCGCCACTACCGCAGCACTTATACCCCACGAAAAGCTGCCCCAGGCAGCCAGTGTTGATGCAACGCAAACCGCTCAGGAGCGCTCGCCCGCGCAGCGTGTCGTGGGGTATGGGACCGAATCAAGAGTCCAGTGCCTCCAGGTACAAGGTTTGAGAGGCGATCAGCTTACTAACATGAGACTTAATTTCCGTAAGCGCTTCCACGATTTTATCCCGATCCGCCTTCCCGGAAACGTCGTCAGGGACAATCAGCTTGATGAACTCCATAACATGCATTCGCACGTCGTAAATGTGCTTCAAAAACAAAACCTTAGAACTCTTCAAACTCAAGACATTCAGCCGCTCAATCACATTCAAACAACGATCATAAACAAACTCTCTATTCCATCCGTACCCACTGCCACCTTGCCGACTGCCAATGGGCTGCCAAAGGAGATCCTGTGTTTCTTGAATCAAATTTCTAAATTGGTAATAAGCCCCCAGCTCGGCCTCTATCTCGCTTATTTGTCTTCTTCGAGTTTCATGTCGTTTCATAATCGCTGGAACTATCACGGCAACAAAAATCGCCAAAATAGAACCGACAGCCTGAACCCAGCCAGAGGTATCTTTTGGAAGCCAACCATGCTTCACCCAGTACCCTACAGAGCCAGCCAAAAGCCAGAAGCCGGCCGCCCCGAACATCAAATACCACATCGCCCAAAGGCTACGCTCAACCATCTGCTTCAAGTCCAACATCCTTCATGGCTCCAAGCCATTATCAAAAATGGAGCATGCCTATTTCCTACCATTCCGTCCATCCAGGAGGTCAAGTGAATGAGCTGGCTCTTTTCGCGGGCGCTGGTGGAGGAATACTCGCGGGCCACCTACTCGGCTGGCGCACAATCTGCGCAGTTGAACGTGATGCCTACGCCGCACAAGTTCTGGCGCAACGACAGAACGATGGAGCTCTGCCGCCTTTCCCAATTTGGTCTGACGTGCGCAGTTTTGACGGCCGACCTTGGCGAGGGCTTGTTGATGTCATTTCTGGAGGCTTTCCGTGCCAAGACATATCCAGCGCTGGTCCCGGCACCGGAATCGAAGGCTCCCGCTCTGGGCTTTGGAAGGACATGGCTCGAATCATCAGCGAAGTATTGCCCGGAGAGGTCCTCCTGGAGAACTCACCAATGCTTGTGGACCGAGGACTTGCCATGGTCGTTGGTGACCTTACCCAAATGGGGTACGACTCGGAATGGTGTCTTGTATCAGCGGCAGATCTCGGAGCGCCCCATAGACGCGAGCGCATCTGGCTACTTGGATGGAGAAACGACGCGCGCACTCCAATCCTGGCCAACCCCAGTCGCGAGCATGTCCAAAGGCTCATCACCCAACGCACTCCAACGCAGGTCAGGCGCCAGCCGCTCGAAGGATCGGTTAGACCACGCGGTCATGGCCCTTCACGGTGGCCAATTGAACCCGACATGGGTCGAGTGGCTGATGGGGTGGCCTTTAGGGTGGACCGACTTAAAGCCCTTGGAAATGGACAGGTTCCGCGAGTGGCAGCGACAGCATTCTACCGGTTGGATTCAGGGTGGTAGTGAGGTGATGTCATGAAGGAAACGAACCCAGCAATGACCCCGAGCGACCTCTCAGCCGCCCTCGTTTCATTTCCCGGGGAGCTACTGACGGAAGATGAGATAGCCACCATTACCGGCTATCTGACTCCTTCCAGACAAATTCAGTGGCTCGCTTCGAACGGTTGGAAGCATGTATTAAGTGGTGCCCGACGCCCTGTAGTGGGTCGTCTATATGCCCGCCTCAAGCTGGCCGGGCTGAACGCATCTGAAGCAAACGCGGCGGCCGAAACTTGGACGCTCGACATGACACGAGTGAGTTGAGAAATGCGCTTTAAGAAAGCCAGTAATAGAGACCTGCCACCGCGCATGTTAAGGCGGGTGCGCACCTTGAAAAGCGGCAAACAATGGGTGGGCTATTACTACGACGGTCGTGATGAGAATGGTAAACGCATTGAGATCCCGCTGGGTACAGACTTGGATGTGGCGAAAATTGAATGGGCCAAGCTCGACCGAAAATCAATACCGAAAATTAACCGTCTGCTGGGTGACGTCTTTAATCGGTATGAGCGTGATGTCATCCCTGGGAAGATGCCACGTACACAAAAAGACAACCTGCTCTCATTGAGACAACTTCGCGCAGCATTCGACGATGCACCGATCGACGCAATCACTCCTCAGATCATCGCTCAGTACAGAGATAAGCGATCAGGTAAAGTTCGCGCGAACCGAGAGATCTCTCTTCTATCGCACATATATAATATGGCGCGGGAATGGGGCATAACCGAAAGGGAAAACCCTGCTGCTGGCGTGCGTAAGAACAAAGAGCGACCCCGTGATTTCTATGCTGGAGCAGAGATTTGGAACGCCGTTTACGATCGTGCTGCCAGCGAGTTACGCGACGCTATGGATCTAGCCTACCTCACAGGCCAGCGACCGGCCGATATTCTCTCCATGAGAGCCGCAGATTGCGATGACGAATACCTTCAGGTCGCACAGGGCAAGACATCCAAGAAGCTGCGAATTGAGCTCCGCTCCGGGGAGCAGGTTAACCACCTCGGCCTGCTCATAGAACGCCTGTTGGCTCAGCGGAAGGAGCGCGGAGTTCGCAGCCCTTATCTGATCACCACACAAGACGGTAGAGCTGTCACGGCCTCAATGCTTCGACTTCGCTTCGACGATGCTAGGAAGGCCGCAGTTGGGCTTGCCCTATCGGGCGAGGACAAGATTCTGGCCGAGCAGATTCGCCAGTTTCAGTTCAGAGACATTCGCCCCAAGGCCGCAAGCGAAATCGGTGATTTGGGTCACGCAAGTCGCCTTCTGGGACACACTGACAAACGCATCACTGAGACTGTATACCGCCGGATCGGAGAAATAGTGAAACCTACAAAATAGTAAAAGAACACGAAACTTGGCCTCTTACTGAAAGAGGCCAAATTCAAACTTGACCACTCAAAGCTCTTCGATTGGATAGTTCTTCTTTACAACTGTCTGCAGCAGAATTTGCAGTCTAAACTTTACAGCATAGAGATCATTAGGCGATTGCGAGTACCTGTCAAACTCAATCAAGTCATAACTTGCGCTGGACAAGTTATCTTCGGCCATAACCCTATTCTTCTCCCTAAGCTTTTCAAAGTTGACCAGCGACTGACGCGTAATTGACGAAGTCCATCCCTCTGCGACCCCAACCCTGAAAAGATGAAAATACAGCATCACCATACCGACCGATCGAAGCAGTGGGTCTGCATCTGCAAAAACGGTACTCATCGCCTCCATAACGCTTTTAGCAGTTTTAACCGAAGGGATTTTTTTTGTTTTTGCTTCAGCCTCATGCTCTTTGACAAACCGATCCAGATACGCTTTCTTAGTATCGGTTACAGAATTTCGATCCATGGTGATTAAAAATTTCAGAGCAAGATCGTAGTGCTTATAGCGCTTATTCTGGAACGGCAGCTTTTTCGTGAAAAACTCAACCCCCGCCAGTTCCCGAATGGCACGAGGAATCGGTCCTCCCCAGGCGTTTCGCTTTTCAGCAGCGGTCAATGGAACCGCCTCATTAAGCCTTGAAAACATCTCCTCAATCAAGTCAACATCTTCAGTTTCAATTGTAATAACATTCAACTGAAAATTATCAAGATCCGTTTTCAAGTCAGGGTGCTTTTTTGCTATCTCTTGATATGTCATCCCATGAGCTTCAACATCTGGCGATGAAAAATATTCAAAATCCGAAGACAGCGCAAACTTCCCAGTGATAAACGACCACATTGTTTCCAAGCGCTGACGACCATCTACAATAGCATAATCGTAACTAACACCCGAAATAACCTTCGGCTTGGAAAACTTGTGAAGATATATCTTGGGTATATCAAACTTATTAATCAAGGTATCTATCAGGAGCTGACGCTTATCCATAGTCCAGACTTCACCTTGACGCTGATAATCAGGATTTACTTGGATTCGATCTCTCATGCGATAAAGGGTCCATACGCTTGCTCCATGCAAGGATCCTACATCAAATTTTTTCACTTGAGATACTCCCGCTGTATAAGATCTGCGACTTGGTCAATATCAGGGAATAATGACAGCGCAGAATACCCTAAATACTTCAGCTCCCGTCTAATTTCTGCTTTCTTTTCCTTGGGGATGAAGTACTTCCACACGTGCTTCCCATCATACAGGGATTCCATGGGTTTGTAGACACTGTGGTTTACTGTAAAAGCACCGATCTGGGCTGCCATTCTCTTTGTGGCCCGAGGCCCAATGGCTGCGACTGGCTGCATGGGGCTTTTAGGATCGATTCGACTTGGAAGATAGTTCTCAAGCGCCTTATCCCGAAAAGAAGGCAGCTCCAGCTCGTAGGCGAAGCTCACATTGGCTTGACGGTTCAGGGCTATCGGATCAAGGCACCAAAGCGCGCCGTCAACGTCATCTTTTGCCGAATTAGCAGTCGCAAAGTAGAGCGCAACGAGAGGTCCTTCGGTCCAGTCCAACAGCCGTGTAGGTGCTCGATGGTGCTGCATTACAAACAACCACTCCCACTCATCCAAGGGAGTTTGACTCATCAGCTGAGTAGCATTTTGAATAAATCGCTTATAGATTGCGCCCTCTTTCTGAAGGTGCTTTCCTTCGCCCCTTGCTAGGGAAGGTATCAATCCCCAAGAGCTTGTCGACTGCCCTCGAAACCAAATGATTTCATTGTCGCCAATGTGTTTCTTAAGATTTTTCAGCAGGTCCGCGACACTCTCGATCTTTGCTTCCCGGAAACGCATATCCCCTCCCTGCATGGATAATTATTAAAAAGTTATTCGAGCCAATAGATGTTTGCAATGCCTAGACGGACCGCCAAATCGCTCACCATTTCTTTGGTTTGACAATCCGTTCTCTTTTCTGACTCTAACAACGCGACGCCGTAAGCAATCCCTTTGTCGAGCGCATATGCTCTCTCATATGCAGAAATGACAAGACTTTTCCAGTCGCGGCTGTTCCCCCAGCAAATCACAAGACCCCCTTCAAGGATATGGCCATGCGGTTTTTCCATCCGACTGACAACTGTTCGCCCCTCGGCTTCAGCCCCCAAAAGCAACCGGACCTGCTCCCAGCTTTTTTCTAAACAAGTGCGAAGATACGGCCTTAGAAGCGTATCCTTTATATAGACACGGATTGAGCGGGTGTCCATATATCGCGACAGGACGCCCCCAACATCCTTGTCTTTGGACCATTTCTCATACCACTTCGACTTTTCCGAGTGAGAGATTTTCTCCCACCCTAGCTCCTGAGCCTTCGCCCACACCTTGTCTTTTATCTTCTCGCGAATATCCGCAGTCATTGCCTCGTTCATGTCAACATTCCCTTAACATACAGAACCAGCAGATCAACCATTCTTACGAATTACAATCAGCAACAGACCGCAAACTAGCGGCTACCGATCCGGCCACAACTTCCGCAAGCTTTACGGGCACGGCATTCCCAAGCTGGCGCATTGCTTGACTCCAAGAACCATGAAACTCATATTCATCTGGAAAAGTCTGAAGTCGCGCAGCCTCTCTGATCGTGAAATATCGTACCGACCCATCGTCTTTGATAAACATGTTTTCCCCGCCTGGAACCCCATGCTGGCCGGCTTTTAGAGTTTTTGCCGGTTCGTCAAGTAGACTACCTGTATGACCGACGTAGGATCTCGCACCTGGAGTAAACACATGGTTTATAAACTTATTGGAAGGTCGAAGCTCTGGATCAGGCAAACCAAGCAATGCATCCCTCGTAGTATTCCACCGGTGACGTGGATCAGCATCGGAAGCAGACAATCGCTCAAACATTAATTCTTGCTGAGCTGAAATTATCGGCCTAGATCTCTTACCAATTTTATGAAGATCCCAATAATCCCCATCCACCCACTTAGACCTTAACAGGGAGGTAGCGGAGTGCGTTGTCTTTGGGAATGCCCACTCCACCCCCAGGTCCGACCTGAAGCCTACGAAAAACACCCTCTCCCGCTTTTGCGGAACACCAAAATCTGCGGCATTCAATACATCGAATATCACATTGTAAGTCGGCGCACTCTTGTTAGACGTATGATGCTTTTCGAGACGCATGCGGTGATGTGGCCAATCCTCATCGGCCCGACGAACAATCTCCGGATATTGAAGCTGCAGATGTATATAAGAGAAGTAGGAAGAAAAACTTTCGCGAGTTAACCCTTTCACATTTTCAAAAATGAAAGCTTTCGGCATGAGTTCACGAACTGCGCGCACAGCCTCAGGGAACATATTCCTGGCGTCATCCTGAGCTTGATGTTTTCCGCCCATTGAAAATGGCTGACAAGGCGGACCTCCTGAGACTACTGCTATCTCCGAGGCAATACTACTGAAGTCGAATGTGCGGGCATCTATCTGATGAACCGGCCACCCCTCCACAGCCAGAGTATGATGGATCTGATTCTCTCTAAAGGTTTCACAGGCGTATTGATCCCACTCAACCACTGCGGCATGTCGGAAGCCTACATTCGCCATGCCGATAGCAAGGCCACCTGCACCCGCAAAAAGCTCAACGCTTTGCATTCATTCTCCTTACTGCAGAGCAGAAATGTATCAGGGCTGCTTAGACGGGCTACCTTGAGCTCTCTCTCACACCAACACCGCACAACGCCCTAGCCTGCTCTCAAATGCCCCTTAGCGTGAACCTTGATTTCCGAAAATCGTCGGCAAGCAGAGCCGCAAGATTCGCCATCCTTTCACGGGACATCTGGGTGCTCATCAACCAGATGCGGAAATCATAAGGCAGGATGCGGAAACGCCATAGGTCTGGATACAAACATTTTCTGTACCCTGAAAACGCAAAAAGCCCTGAATAATCAGGGCTTTGAATATGGCGGAAGCGTAGAGATTCGAACTCTAGGATAGTTGCCCATCGACGGTTTTCAAGACCGTTGCCTTAAACCACTCGGCCACGCTTCCA